ACAAAAAGAAGCAACTTCAGGTAAAGAATATACTAAAGAAACTTTAGATAAATTAGCTTCTATGTCTACTCAAGAGATAGCACAGATGCACCTTGAATGGGTACAGGATGCTCAAAGTAAATATATACCTAGACCTGCTGACTTCACTGATCAGGATGTTCAAGAATTAAAAGGAGTAGTAGGAGGAGATGCTAACTATAAAAATATGATAGACTGGGCTCAAACTAATCTAACTCAAAAAGAGATAGAAATGTTTGATGCTGTTATGGGTAGAGGAGATCCAGCTTCTGCATTCTTTGCAGTGAAATCTCTAGCCTATAGATATAATGATACAGTAGGAAAGGAAGGACAAATGATTACAGGCACAGCTCCTAAGACTGACGGATCAAGTTTCCGTAGTCAAGCAGAGGTTGTTAAAGCTATGAGAGATCCAAGATATGACAGAGATCCTGCATACAGACAGGACATACAAGATAAACTATCACGTTCAAACATTAACTTCTAATGGCTAGACTAACAAATAAAGAGTTTAATCCAGACAAGTATTGGCAAGGTATTCGAGATAAAAAGAAAGACGATGCAACTAAAAAAGCATTAAAGGAGTTAGGTATAAATATTGCAACAACTCCAATCAGCTCACCTTACTCTGAGAACTGGAAATATAAAACTACAACTACAGATCCTATTAAGAAGCAGTGGGAAGAGACTGGAGGTTGGGGTTTCGGAGTAGAAAAGAGTGGACAAGGTTATTTTGTACCTCTCCCTCTCGTTCAGAAGCAAGATCTAAAGAAGGATCTAACAGAGCAGCTAAGTATAGCCCACCATAAAAATCCTAATGCTGGAGAAGGTGCTGGCTTAGATGGTTTCAAAGAGCCGGGATCTCTGGACGATATACTTCAAGACATTATTACTAATGAAACTTTAAGTGATGAAGAAAAAGAAAGCACACTCCAACGTATATTAGGAGATGATTATAAGGATATTATTAATAAGTTCAAAGAACAACAAAACATCGGAAGCCGTTTAAAAATAATAGCGTAATCATAGCGGCGACCCGAATCGCATCGTCCTCGCCATATGTATACTACCCAAACCGAACTAATGATTACTACCG